CCGAATCCGAATTACAACCATTTGAAATATGACTATTGATCCTCAAAAGTATATTGACTTTGTCCGTCAAACCACCAGCCAAGCAAGCCTTGACTGGCCTACTCTGTCCCATCGACTGACAGAACTTGAAGTCAAAGATGATGCTAATGTTACACAACTTCTTACTGCTGCTCTTGGTTTGAGTGCAGAAGCAGGAGAATTCACTGAAGTTGTAAAGAAGATATTTCTTCAGGGTAAACCTTACAACGAAGATAATGTCTTCCACATGAAACGTGAACTCGGAGATATTATGTGGTACATGGCTCAAGCATGTATGGCACTTGACATTTCTTTTGATGAAGTTCTTCAGTTGAATTATGAAAAATTGAGTGCGCGTTATCCCGATGGTGCATTTGATGTTCACTATTCTGAAAATCGTAAAGAGGGTGATGTCTGATGGCACTTTCTAGTCAGGTCGAAGATTCTCTAAGAGAAGCAGAATCTTCACTTCGTAATGCATTATCATTTGCTGCAAGAGGAGAAAAACCATTTGTTGCAAAAACTATCGCAGATCTAATCTTACAAATTGATAATTTGATTTCTGCTGATTCTTTGATTGATAAACTTGAAAACCGTTCCTCTGGTGATAGTGGAATGTGGGATACTTTTTTTGGTGAATAACTATGACTGTAAAAATTGAAATTGATGTTCGTTCTGCAGCTGCAGTTCGTCAGGTTCTTTTTGAAGCACAAAGAGATTATACTTACGATTCAACCTGTGTTCCCAAACGTGTTGTTGACATTCGTGAGGTTATTGGTAGTCTGGATACACAGATCGAAGAAGTTCTTAAGGAGGAAGCAAATGACGAAACGTGAATTCATTGGGAAGAGTGGTGAAGTCTGGACTTGGGAAGAGACTCCTGAGACCATTGAAGCACTAAAAAAACTACATGATACTGTCAAGAGAAACGCAGTAGATCGTCTTCATGATGACATCCGTAACGCCGAACTAAAGGCACCTAATTATGGAGAAGGTAAGTGACATACGATTTTTCTTTCGCACATTCTGCAGAAGGTTTTGACAATCACATTGACAAATCTATTCGGGGTTATTCTAACCTTCTAGAAGATACTGTATCGTTCTCTCGATACTTTGTGGAAGACCATACAAAAGTCGTTGATGTGGGTTGTTCCACTGGTAAACTTACCAAGATGATTATCAATAATAATCCATCCAGAAAGTATGCTCAATACATCGGTGTTGAACTTGCTGGTGGATTCTATGATGATCTTGATAATCGATACGTTGAGATTCGTAAAGATTGTCCTTGGGCACTCTTGGAGTGGGTTCGTGGTAATGTTACCAACTATGAGTTCAAGAACTGTTCTCTGGTGACTTCGCTGTTCACTCTTCAGTTCATGCCCAAGACTACTCGTCAAGATACAATCAACAAAATCTATGAGGGTCTGAATGAGGGTGGTGCATTCATCTTTGCAGAGAAGTTGATGTGTGAGAATGCATTCTTCCAAGAACTGTTGACATTCAATCATTATGACTACAAAAGAAAGTCATTCACTGCTGATGAGATTATGGACAAGGAGAAAGAACTCCGTGACATGTTGAAACCAAATACTTGGGAAGAACTAAAAAATATGATATGGTGTGCTGGTTTCAAAGACTGTCAGATCTTCTGGAGAAACCATCAGTTTGTCGGTGTTATTGCTATCAAATAATGTGCGGAATTATTGGAGGGTTTGACCTTCCTCAAATTGAAAAAGGTCTTGATGCGATTGCTCATCGTGGTCCTGACAACAGAGGAGTAATTCAAACGGACAATGTCTATTTTGGACATGTCCGTTTGTCTATTATTGATACTAGTTCAGATTCAAATCAACCATTTGTTTATGGTAATACAACCATGATATTCAATGGTACTATTTGGAACTATAAAGAACTCAGAGAACAATTAAATATCAAGACAAAGACTTCAGGTGATACTGAAGTTCTTTGTGCTTTGTTGGATAAGCATGGTATTGAGGGACTCAATCTTGTCGAAGGAATGTTCGCAATTGCTTTTACACAGGGTGATGGTTCTATCACCATTGTGAGAGATCGACACGGAGAGGTTCCACTTCATTATTCTCTACTCACTGGTTTGTTCCCTTCTTTCACTTTTTGTTCGGAAATAAAAGGTCTTCTTTCTTTGGGTGAAAGTGGAAAGACTATCAAGATGTTGGAACCTGGTTCTTTTATTAAGGTATCATCAGACTTTAATGTACAAGAGGGGTTTTGGTATAACATTACAGAACACATAACCAATACTTTGTCATGGGACTTTGAAACATCGATTGGTAGTGTTCACGATGGTATTGTACAAGGTTCTTATGAGAGAACTGTTTCTGATGTTCCTGTTGCATGTTTACTATCTGGTGGTATTGACTCAGCTATTACTACTCTTGTTGCGTCCAAACACATACCCAACCTTGTTACATACACCGCAGTTCATGATGAGAACTCAAAGGATTTGAGGTCAGCCAGGGAAGTTGCTAAATATTTGGGTGTAGAACTGAGGGAGGTAAAGGTAAAACCTCCCACTATTGATGATGTTGATGATGTCATCAAAACTATTGAAATGCCCTACAAGGCACAAGTAGAAATTGGTTACCCTTGCATACAACTTGCAAAAAGAATTCATGAAGATGGATTTAAGGTTATTATGTCTGGTGAAGGAAGTGATGAACTCTGGGCTTCATATGGTATGAGTTATCATGGTATTCAGGAAAAAGGTTGGACAAACTATCGTGTGGGATTGTTTGGTTCTCAACACCGTAAGAACTTTTCCAGATGTAATAAAATTTTTATGAAATATGGTATCGAATGTAGACTTCCATTTTTAAACACACAGTTGGTAGAGACTGCACTTGGTTTGAGTCAAGATATTGTATGGGATGGTAAATCAAGACCAAAGGCTATCTTACAAGAGGCATTCAGAGGTCAGTTACCTGATGAAATTATTGATAGAAAAAAGGTTGCGTTCCAGGATGGAATGGGTATCAAATCACTTTTCGAAGATATTGTCGATTCTCCAAAAATATATTATACTGAACACTATAAGAAACAATTCTCATGACTTTTCCATATAAATTACAAGATGTGTACGACGGTGAATCTCAGGAGAAATTCACTGTCATTTCTACGTTTGCTGGTGGGGGTGGTTCCTCTACTGGATATCGTCTTGCGGGTGGAAAAATTTTGTGTATCAATGAGTTTGTAGAAGAAGCAAGAAAAACATATTCCACAAACTATCCTTCTACACCCATTGTTCCTGATGATATCAAACAATTGACTGGTGGTGACTTCCTCAAGATCACTGGACTAAAACCTATGGAACTTGATATCCTTGATGGATCACCACCTTGTTCTGCGTTTTCTGTTGCAGGATCTATGTGTCGTGGTGAAGGATCCAAACACTCTGATGGTTGGGGTAAAACCAAAAATTATTCAGATGGTAAGAAGGTTGAGAATATTGAGGACTTGTTCTTTGAGTTTATTCGTGTTGCCAAAGGTATTCAACCCAAAGTTATTGTTGCTGAGAATGTCAAAGGATTGACAATTGGTGAGGCGAAGACTTATTATGCTAAGATTACCAATGCCTTTGAGGAAATTGGTTATCTTGTCACTTCTAAAGTGATGAAAGCATCACACTATGGTGTGGGTCAAGCAAGAGAAAGACTTATCTTTATTGCAGTTCGTCAAGATATTGCAGACAAGATTGGTTTGAATGTTCTTACAGTGTCTTCATTATTTCCTCCAACATCCTCTAAAGACACCACAATTGGTGATGTTATTGATGGAGTTGTGAATGACCCTGACAATGTAAAAGAATTGACAGATCATATGATCAATAGTGGTATCTACAAAAAAGTTGTGGAAAAAATGCCCAAGGATCCTAAGAAGATTCTATCGGGTATGGACTACCATGAGAAAGGACACTGTTTTAATACTAAGAGAGCGTCATTCTACAAACCTTCACCTACACTCACTGCTAGTGGTGGTTTAATTCACTGGAGAGAAGATCGAGTACTTACAGTTCCCGAATTGAAACGTATTCAATCACTTCCTGAAGATTTTATCTTGACTGGTTCTCATTCCCAACAGACAGAACGTATTGGTCGAATGGTTCCTCCTTTGATGATGAAGGCTATTGCAGAAAACATTTACAAAGAAGTATTATCTAAACTATGAAAATTCTTACACTTGAAGACTATAAAAATGCTGGTGAAACATTCTGGCCAAAGTATTGGTATATTGCCAAAGAACTTGGTGAAGACGCTAAGGCTGAAGACATTTTGAAAGTCATGGAAGCAGTTGGTGGTGTTGCTCTTAAATTAGCGTTAGAAGAGAAAGAAGCATCATTTGGGTTTAATAAAAAAGATAATCCTGAAGAATAAATACTCTAAAAGAATAAAATAGATATGCTATCTACCCAGTACAGACTTCGGTTGGAGTTTATTTGTAAATGTAT